CAATCAAAGCATATGCTGACACAAAAGCAACATTGTCAGGCTCGACAGACAACACTATCGCAACAGTAACAGGAGCACACGCTTTACAAGGAGAAGCAAATTTAACTTTTAATGGTTCAACACTTGCAGTGACAGGAGCGGCAACAGTTTCAACTACATTAGGAGTAACCGGTGCTTCAACACTGGACGGTGTAACATTAACAGACAATACTATTTCAACAAATGCCTCAAATGCACCTTTAGAGTTAATTGCTAATGGCACAGGCCCGGTGGTAATAACTTCAGGTGGTGTTGCGTTTACCTTGCCAACCACTGATGGTAGTGCTGGTGAATTTTTGAAAACAGACGGATCAGGAACACTGTCATTTGGTTCAAGTGCCGCAACTTCTTCGGACGATACACGGGTGGTCACCAAGAACAACAAATCAGTGTCCACTTCGCCGAGGACAGTAGACTACTTTCAGTCGTCCAGTGCGGACATGGCATGGTACTTTATTGCATTGAACGACCTCACAAATGACCGTTCAAGTGCATCTTGTTTTACTGTGGCACATAACAACACAGACGCATTTGTAAGTGGTGCAAGGGGTGGTTCTTCTGGATCCAACAACTCGCTACCAACGACAACAGCGGACATATCCAGCGGCCAGGTAAGGGTCAAGATAGCGGCTCCCAGTGCAGATTCCAAGATCAGTTACTACAAGATTCCAATATCGAGAGCCAATACAGCCGATGCTACCGCGGGTGTAACTGTAACAACTTCTAACACAGATGTTGATTCGGGATCGGAAGTTATAGACTCATTTGCCCATGCATCGTTCAGGGCGGCAAAATACACCATACTAATAGACAACAATTCTAAAACAGAAACAGGTGTAATAGAAGCACTAGTTGTGCATGATGGTTCCGAAGCGTTCATTTCTCCGTACGGAATAGTGAACACAGGCAACAACGACATGATCACATTGACAGCACAGATAGTCAGTGCCAATGTTGTAGTGTCGGCGGCAGGTCTTGAACCAAACCTATCACTGAAAATACACAAGACCTTGTTATCAGATTCAATGTCAGCGGTATCAAACGGCAATCAAAAAATCATAGGCGCAACCACAGTCAGTTCCAGTGCCACATCATTTGACAACTTCGATCTTGACGATGCAACAGCGGCAATGTACTATGTTGTAGGTGGTAACTCGTCAGAAGGAGAATTTAGTGTGTATGAAGTTTTCTGTGCAGGTGCACCTGGAGAAGCATCAGTCACACCTGGTTCTTTTGTGTCAACAAAAGGCACAACACAACTCGAGTTCACAGCAGGATTCAAATCTGACGCTGACAACAGTCTGGAGTTAAGTGTTTCATCCACATCTGGTGGTTCAACTGTAGTAAATGCCTACAGAATCAACTGCCTAGCAGAATAATATTACCAAAACAAAATAAATACAGCATAATAACAACAATCATGCGGGAGATATGGAACCATGACAACAAGAAACTTTAGAGTAAACAACGGTTTAGAAGTAGGCGATATTGTAATATCAGCCTCAGCAAACACAATAACAGGCGGCGCGACGGCGGCACCAAGTGCTGACGGTCAGTTCGCAAACAAGAAATACGTTGACGATTCAGTAGCGGCAGTGTCAACAACTGCAATCGCACAATTAAACACAAACGTAACAGTATCAGACTCAGGAACAAACGGAACAATCACCGCCACAGCAGACGGCGGTGCAGTATTGAGCCAGACGGCGGCGAACACTACAATCACAGCATCAACAGACATCACATTGGCGGCAGGTGCGGATGTTAACATTCCAGTCGACATTGGTCTACGTTTTGGTGATGGCGGTGAGAACATCGAAACAGACAACACAGACTTCACGATCACATCAGGTGGTAAACTTAACTTGTCTCCAGCCTCAGATGTAATCTTGCCCAACGAAAAGGGATTAATTTTCGGCGATGCAGGTGAGAAGATCGAGGGTGACGGAACAGACTTGACCATTTCGTCTTCAGGCTTGTGTACAATCACAGCAACAGGTAACACAGTTATTACTAACAACGCCTTGATAAGCGGTAACCTTGTACTGACAGGTAACTTGACGGTAAACGGAGCCACAACAACAGTAAGCTCAACTAACACAACTATCGCAGATAACTTGATTGAACTTAACACAGGTATATCAGCATCAACAAATGACGCTGGTATCATCATTGAGAGGGGTTCAACAGGTAACAACGCGGCAATCGTTTGGGATGAGTCAGCAGACAAGTTTGCAATGGGTTTAACAACTTCAACAGCGGCTGACAAGTCGGGTGGTATAACTGTATCGGTAGGAACGCTATTAGCGAACCTAGAAGGCACAGCGACAGCGGCTCAGTATTCTGACGTTGCGGAGCGATTTGCATCTGACGAAGCAATGGCTCCAGGAACAGTTGTGGCACTAGGAGGTGCTGAAGAGATATGCAAGGTAAACGAAGAAGGATCAGACGATGTGTTTGGTGTTGTTTCTAGTTTAGACCAAGCGGCATTCAAAATGAACGGTGGTGCAGGTACAGACGAAACTCACCCTTACATCGCAATGACGGGCAGGGTTGACGTGAAAGTAATCGGCACAGTGAACAAAGGTGACAGACTTATATCTGCATCAGTTCCGGGATATGCGAGAGCGGCCGCAAAAGCGGAATGCACAGCATTCAACGTAATTGGTAGAGCTTTGACTAGCAAATCAGAATCGGGACAAGGTTCAGTATTAGCGGCGGTTAGAGTTAGCCACTAGTAAATACCTATACTTTTTAATAGAATCAAAAGGCGGTTTTCGGATCGCCTTTTTTTTTTAGACAATAAGATCTAGGATAGTTTGTAGTTTTCCTTTGATACTTTTATTATTCAAAGTATTTTTCAGACCCATGTGTAGATTCTTGGGCCAACATTCAAACGCAGTCCAGCAGTATCCTGAATGTTCGTCATTGAGTTTGGGTATGAATTCTGCATCAATGGCTACGAGATACGTATGAAAGAAGAACTTCTGATCGTTTGATGTGAACATCTCCAATGGTATCACCTTCTTGAACTTGGGTAGACCGCCTGTCTCTTCCTCAATCTCACGTTTGAGTCCTTCAAAAGCACTCTCCGTGAATTTACTTTGGCCACCAACCAATCCCCACATGCCTTGTGTTTTGCGGTCAGTCCTCTGTAGGAACAGGAAACGTTTGGTGTTTGTTGCGTAGAACAGGGCACCTGAACAGACTATGTTTTCTTTCATGCTATATTATAACAACTATGGTGTGGTAGCGTCAAGGCTTGAGTTGTACCCTGGGTCTGCCCCACCGTCTAATACTATGCTCCAATTACCTTGTGTGTACACACCCTCGTATGATTTGACCCATTCTGTGCCATTGAACCTGTACTGTATTCCTGTGTTTAGGTTGGTAACGTAGTGTTGTGTAGAATCTGGATTTGATGCGTCAAATGCCACATTCCATTTGGATGTTGAGCTGTTGTATTCTATGATGTCACCTACACTGGCCACAAGTGTACCCCAAGTTTGACTCTGGAAACTGGCCGTGCTATCTCCCACGTCATTTATTACCAAGTATCTGTCACCGTTTGCGGGTGTGCCTGGATCAAAGGTTGCTGGGTTTATGATCTTCTTGACCGCTGTCAATGAGTTGCTTGGTATAGTGTCCCCGTCTATTGTGTATAACAAAATTGTGTCATCCAGCGTTGACGTTGCTATGGTACCAACGATCTCGTTGCCGTTTGGTTGTGTCAATCTTATCTGTGATGTGCCATTCGTGACCTTGCCGTATTGATCTAACAGCACCTTCCAGTTCACTGCTGGGCCAAATGTTTCGAATGGATCATAGTTGTTGGGCTCGTTGGCACCTGTCTGGAATCCATCTCCACCTGATTTAACGTTAGTGCCCGTTGATCCTAATAATCGTAATTGGTTCCCTGTCACCAACAATCCAAAGTTGTTTGGGGTGATGTAACTTCTTGATGTTAGTTCTCCGTCTATCAATCCTTTTGCTATTCCACCATCATCGTCGTATATGCTCATTATGATCTTCTGTACCACCCCTAACTTTTTAACTTTCACTGGCGGTGATAACCATATTGGCATACTAAACTGTAAAGTTGCCACATCAATTTCGGTATCCGCACCCACCGGAATAGTCCTCGAACTAAATGTGATATTCCCTAACTCAATATAACTTAGACTTGTCCAGTCTATGTAGTTGTCTGTTTTCTGTATCTCGAAATCTGGGTTAAACAAGTACAGGATCTGTTCTAGTATCTGAAGTTTTTGATCAGTGTTTGATGAGAAAATATCCGCTGTTACTTCCAATCTAAATGGCGAAGGCATGACCTTCTCCACAGTGTATCCTGCACCTAATTGGTTTGTGTAGTTTCCATCACTGTCCACATCTCTTTCTCTTAAATGTTGCTTTTCTATATGATATGGATTCTGCATCCTTTCTCTATCATAATTTAATTCTCTCACATAACAGGCAATTTTAGGAGCGTAGTTTAAAGCATTTTCACTGTTGTTTCTAATTATGTTTGCTACCTGTCTAGTAGGATCACCGTACACCACAGGTACTGCTCTTAAATTAACGGCCCCGTCACTGCCTCTGCCCGTTTCCACAGAGAAGTTGCTCAATATCCTGATGAATTGTGTGAGAAATTTTCTAACCTGTCCTTCGTAAAAATGTAGCATTATTAATTGTCAGCCTTTGGTTTCAATGCATCTGTCAATGACTGTCTCTGTGTGACAGTTAAACCATTTATGGTTGATTCTGTAGCATTGTTGACGAAACTTGTTTTGTAGTTTCCTCTAGAATCATTGTTAGTCGTAGTTATTCTCACACTGTCCTCGATTTTAACCCATCTGGCTCCGTCATATCTAAACAACCTGTTGGGTAAGAAATCTGTCCTCAAGAAGTAGTCACCTTTATCTACGCCTGTTGTTGGAAATGTTATACCAAACCCTGCAGGATTTCCGTTGGGTGCAACACCATCACCGTCTAGATAGAACCCATAATGTGAACTTGCTGGTGTGTCTATTGTTGCATTAACAGTTTTATCACTACTGGCCCTTTGTGCTTCTGTGTTGACATTTTCTGTACGTATGTTACCCCTCTCATCTATGGGTGCGACGTAGTATTGTTTGTAGTTGAATCCTGCCTTCGGTGCGTCTTGCTCTGCCTGTGCCACCACTTGATCATTTATAGTTTTTTCTCTGTTGTAGGTACTCATATAACTGGCAACAGATCCTTGGGTTGTTGCATCACCAATTATGTCTTTGAATTCTTGTGCGTCGACTAGAGTTTTCATTTTCAATCTTAATAAATGTGGCCACCATGTCTGTGAAAATCCTTCCGCCGCCCTGTTTACATCTTCCACAACATAATATCTTTTCAATGCAATTGGTATGCTTTCGTCCAACGAATAATCTTCTTTCATGTGCGGAAATTCAATTACATCACCACTCATTGGTTTTCTGCCAATCCTCTCAACTATATCATTTAGATGCACAGTCAAAAACAATGTGTCGTTCTGTAAGAACATGCCAAACTGTGATAGATTGAAATCTGCATCTTGTACATTGTATATTCCCCTCACGATGTAAATATCATCTGCATATTTCCTGTCCCTGTTCTCTAGAAAAAGTAAATCCTGTATGGTCGTTTCGTTTAGATCACTTCCGGTTACCCTGGGCTGGCTAGGTGATGCAGGGCCGTCCTTGTTTGTGTCTCCCTGATCGTAGGGGCCTAGGTACTTGTGGAAATGTAGATCGGTGCCTCCCACCTGAAACATCTCTTTGATGTTGCGATCGAAGAACTTGTAGTCATTGCCCTTTTCAGGCTTAAAAATGGATAATCTTGGCATATCATACATATTTATTGCACAGGCAATGACTATAAATATGAGTATGTCAGAACTA